CATTGATTGAATTATAAGCATAATCCCAGTTAGTGTATCCATTAGAAACAATTGAGAGGGTATCATTCCAGTTTTGCTCACTGGTGAAAATCGCATTATATGCGTAATTCCAATTTGCCTCGTTGAGAACAACAACAGAAGCCGTTGTGTTCCAAGTTGTTTCATTAGTATTGATTGAACTATAAGCATAATCCCAATTGGCAGAATTGGCTTGAACTGTGGTATAAGTGTTTTGCCAATTTGCTGATAAACCCGAAACATCCGATCCGCTATTCAAAGAACCGTAGGAAACCAGTTCTTCCCAAGTCTCTCCCCCATCGTAGGAAACCTGAATCTCCTGCAATGCATCATTAGCAGAGAGAAGAGGGGTATTCCCATCGGAACCGTCTTCAGCTTCCTGATAGTTTAATTGAAAAACGTTCTGAGTTGATGCTAGATCAAGATCAAATACATTTGGGGAAGATGAAAGATTTAAAGTGTATGAATCCATGATTACCTTGAAACGTCTTGGAAGATTGTGAAGGTTCCTTCAAATGGTGTTAAAACAACTCCATCCGCAAAAGTGATCTGAAAGTCGTAGAAGTAATCATTAGCATTGATATCAATGATTGTTGGATCAACAGAAAATGAACTGACTGAATTTGTCGTAATGGTGTAATCTGCTGCTGAAAGACTCGAAAACTCTAATTGTGCATCAGTATCAGAAGGCTTCTTCTTCAGTTGCATCAACAGTTCTGCATCAGTCAAATCCACTGGAGTTCCATTCTTCGTGATAGACATTGAAAAACCGTTCCAAGTATCTCCCTTCCTTGCTGATAAATTGATTGTTTGGCTAGCTGTCATCCTCTTATAGAACAGGGACAATATCAAAATCTCCCCTTCCCTGTTCTAAGCAGGAATGAGGCTTGATCTTCAATGCCCTTTCTTTTGCTCTAGAATGCCTCCAGAATCGATTTCTAGAAGTTTCTGGTGTAGGGACACTAAAAAACCTTCAGGATTGCTCCTGAAGGCTGATTGAGGGGTTTAAACGGCAATCCGTTAAGGCTTGATCTTCATCAGTTCAAGGAGGGTTTCCAAGGGCATTGCAACCACGATCTTATTTTCAGTGGAAACAACGGAAGTAGCTGCTGCTTCTACTTGGTTGATTGATCCTGTATGCTCCTTCAAGTTCAAAGCTTCTAGCTTAGGATCTCCAACGTCCTTGGTAGTTGATCCTGTAGGACCGTATTCAGTGACTCGGGAGAACTTGAAGCCTCTCCCTCCTAGAAACTTGTAAACAGATTCCATGTTCACCTTGGGAGAAGAAGCGGAAGACTTGGCGGATGGAGTGCTAGGCTTGCTTTCGGCTGTTTCTCCCCCGGCTGCTTTCTTGGCTTCTTTTCTCCAAAGCCCAATTGCGGGGATGGAACAGCCAAATTTCTTCTTGGCTGCTTCTTGTCCACCTCTTCCGTGCGCATCGATGAAATCAAGGATCTCTTTCTTCTCTTCAACTGAATACCTCTTCACCTTCTGGGAAGGTGTCGGGGAAGTTTCAGAGGTAGAATCCGATTCCTCTCCTTCTGGAGCATCAGGGGTTACAACGTTTGATTGCGGCTGTAGTTCTCTTGTTTTTGCCATAGCGGGGGAAGCTCTAAGAAGCCTGCTTCTGCTTGGCAAGAAAATCCTTGAGAGCTTCCAAGGATATTCCCTGCGACTTGGCAAGAGCTTCTAGAGGATCAAGCTTCCCGTTAATCATCCCCCCAATGTCAATGACGGGGGAAGCTGTCAAACCCGCGTAAGTGTCCATTGTAAGCTTGATGTCAGCATGACCAAGGAGAACGGAAGCGACTCCTACACCATGCGCGGTGAATACATTTGAGCCGAATTCTTTTCTAAGGGAATGGAGAGGGTTTGTAAAAGTAACACCTTTTGATTTTAGCCAAGTGCTGATCCTTCTGAAAGTTTTATCCTTCCTTGTTGCCCCTCTTCCATCCCCCGCAAGAATGTAAGGATCATTCTCATTAGGATTCATGGTTTCCCGAATTGCCAGAATCTCTTCAGCTAGGTCTTTTGAAATCGGAATGTTTCTATTAGCGGAAGACTTGGGAATAAAATCATCTTCTGATTTCACTGTAAAAATTGCGTGATCATCCATGAAGGAAATCCAACTCACTCTTGCCTTGTCGATTTCATTTTTTCTTAAACCTGCTCCAAGGGCTATAAGGATACACAAGCTTTCATCAGGGGGAAGCTTTCTAGCTTCATCCCAAATTGCTTTTCTTTTTTCAGATGAAAGAGGGGTATAAGGATTTCTGACCATTCCCCCCAATTCAATTTGAGTGAACGGATTTGAAACCTTCACTCCCTGCTTGTTATAGAAGCGCAAGCAAGCAGGTTTAAACATAGCTTTAGAATGTTTGATTTCTGAAATGATGGTCTTCCGATTCTCTGGAGTGAATTTGATTCTATCAGTATTGATTTCTGAAACTGTTTTCACTTTCAGGGTTTCCATCAATCGCTTCAATGCACTTATATTAGTTGCGAAAGTATTAGGTCTAATCGGTTTTGGGGATTGTGAAACAAATTGCTTATACAATTCTTTGAACTGCTCCATCGTAGGAGACTCCCCTTTCTTGATGATTTCTTTGCCCCGTAGTTCTGTAACAGCCACTTGCCATGATCCCGTTTCTTCAAGGGTAGTCAGGAAGCGATTGGCTCGCGTGGTTGCAACCACCTTGGAAGCGGTTTGCAGACTGGCTTCTTGCTGCTTCCCATCGTGGAGCTTTCGCACATACCACTTCCCGTTTCTGGTTTTCAGGTTCATCGGATTTTCTCTGGTTTCTGGTTTTGCCACTAGGGCGGATTCCTCTGTCGCCAGAAGCCTAGGCTGCTCTAGGGGCATTTGCCACTAAATTTGCCCCTAGTCTCCCCCGATAATGGCCAATTCTAGCCAATGGAACCCAATGCAAGCCAACTGTAACCCGTTGAGTTCTCAATGAAACGCTCTAACATCAATAGACCTTCAAGGAATTAGGAAGCTCTAGACGATTGTTTGTAACCCGTTGTTTTTTCAACGTTTTCCAAAACCGTTGCCACTACCTTTGCACCTACCCTGAAAAATCCGGGGTTTCAGCCTGCCACTAGGGGAGCGGGGATTAGTGGCAAAAAAAGGGGGTGTCCCCGGCAGGAATCGAACCTGCATTTCAAAATTAGGAGTTTTGAGTTCTATCCATTGAACTACGGGGACAAACCGGGGAGAGGATGCTTTCCAGCGGGGATTCTCCCCTTCCCGGCTACGTGATCAAGCGGGAATTCCCTGCTTCGATTCTAGGGGCATTCTGGAGGCTTTGAAGGGCATCAGGGATTCCCCTTTCAGACCGTGATTCTGATTCTGGATCTAATGGAGGAAACTTTTCTTTTCTTAGCTAGGACTGCTCCACCTTCTCTAGAACCTTCTCCATCTGTATTTGTGCTGTATTGGACCCTATTGATAAATGCACCTGACATGGTAAGTATTGTTGATGTATAAATTACTTAATTCCACAATCACCAATGTAAACAGACTTGAATTGCCAACCCAAGAAGTCCTGCAACAAGTTCTAGATTATAATCCAGAAACGGGAAAACTATTCTGGAAACCTAGAGATCTTTCCCTATTCAAAGATAATGGTCGATATCTAGCATCTTCACAAATGAATACATTTAATATCAATTTTGCAGGCAAAGAAGCATTAACAGCAAAACATCAAGATGGTTATTACTATGGCAACCTATTCAGAAGATCCGTATTAGCACATCGGGTGATTTGGAAATTTGTAACAGGTGAAGACGCCGAATACATAGACCATATCGATGGAAATCGAATCAATAATATATTCTCAAATCTCAGAAGTGTGTCGATGACTGCAAATATGCAAAACAAATGCATCTACAAAACAAACACTAGCGGTCATGTCGGTGTTTACTTGAAGAACTCTAAATGGATTGCTCAACTTGGTAAAAAGCATGTCGGATCTTACCTCACAAAAGAAGAAGCTATTTCAGCAAGAATAAAAGCACAAGGAGACCTTTACCACGAAAACCATGGAAGAAACTAAATCAGACCATCACTCTAATTCTAGATCTGATGGAAGAAACCTTGCGTCTTTGATTAACCACCGCTCCCCCTTCTCTAGAACCTTCTAGATTAGAGTTACCTTCAATCGTGGTGATATACCCGTTCTTGACTCCAGAGGTTGCAATACCAATGTGAGAGAAGGAGAAAATCACAATGTCCCCCGCTTCAATATCATTCTCATGGGGTTTCTTGAGAACAACAGAATAATCCTGTTTCCTACACCAGTTTTCAAAATCATACGCTCCAGCAGTTTCCGGTCTTTTGAAGGTATATTCTTTTCCCTTCATTGCCTCTCTGAATAGCCAACAGATGAAACCCGCACACCATGGCCAAGGTTTAGTATGATCTAGCCAAGTTGCACTCTTATACTCGTTTACACGTTTGCCGCAATTGGTTCCATCAACTTCTTCAACTCCAATTTCACCTTTAGCCAATTCTAGAATTTTGTCCCTGAGCATACAATTCAGGAAATATCAATAACCCTAGCCTTGCGACATTTGCATTCCTAAGCTTCCATGTAAATATGTATCGACACCAAAATAACAGAGGGTGTAGCTAAATATTATTATGGAAACAAAAACATGCTCTAAATGCAAACAACCGAAAGCACTTAATCAATTTCACAATCACATTAGAAAAAAGGATAAAAAGGCAACCAAATGCAAAAGCTGCAATAACTACTACGAGAAAAAGCTTACACCTGAAAAATGCGCGGAGGCTACAGACTTTGTGAAACAAACAGGCGAATGGAAACAAGTAAAAGATTTTGAGCAATATCTTATATTCAAAGATGGGAGATTATGGAATGTCAATACCCAGAGATTTCTCAAGCCTAAAACAATGCCCGGAAGGTATCAGGATGTGAAACTCCAATCAAAAGAATCCCACCGTTATACTACTTTCCACCGCTTGCTTGCTGAAGCTTTCATTCCAAACCCTTTCAATCTTCCCCAAGTGAATCACCTTGATGGAAACAAACAAAATAACATTCTTTCAAATCTTGAATGGGTAACAGCGCAAGAGAACGCGCAACATGCATTAGCGGCGGGACTTAAGGTAGCACCAAAGGGAGAGGAATTCAGCGGAAGCAAGCTCACTGAGATAGAAGTGATACAGATTCGATCTGAATACATTCCAAGAGTGGTATCAAGAGCCAAGCTTGCAGAGAAGTATCAGGTTTCACAAGGAACAATTCAATGCATCCTAGAACGAAAGACTTGGAAGCATGTAGCTTAGTCTTTTCTCCAGAACATCCAACCACAAGAACGGACTGCCAAATAGATCGTTTGTCGTTTGATGAAGGAAACACCAGAAGCTTTAAGAAGCTCCAAAAATATATCATCTGCTTCTTTTCTGGTAACATTATAAGGACAATCCTTCGAATAAAGGTAATCATGCACCAAGGCTGCTCCAAATGCATCACCAAAAGGTCCAACTATAGAATGACTCCACCTAGGGGAAGAAGCACCATCTGTAATGAAACCTTTTGGGGCTGAAAACAACCCTTTGGAAGTCTTCACCCTGAATTCCTTCCCTAGCCTAAACAACCGGGAATCTCCAACCATACCAGCATCTTCTAGAATGATCTTGTCTAGAAAGCACTCATTCATTTCTTAAAGCACTTCTTGAAGCACTTCTTGAAGAGTGCTATACACAAAGGAACCAAAGCAAACAGACCCACAAGGATTCCGATCCCCATTGATCCCGTCTGAAGGTATTCATTGATTTCAGCATGAGACAATCCCCAAGCAGATAATGGAGCAGCCGCATATAACCAAAGTTTCGCGGAAGTGAACTCCTGATAATCTAGGAATATACCCAAGACCTTTTGTGCCATTAGACAGAAGAAATTGCTCATAGGTATTCAGAGATTATGCTGTTGCCTGTCTCAATTTCTTTAAAGTTGTATCCCAAAAGAAATCCCCGGAATCCAAAGCAGCATTTGCAGCAGTTAAATCCGCGTAAGGTGGAACTGAAGGAATGTGTCCGCTTACATCAGGTAATTGTAAATCTGTTTCAGCCGTAACCTCATCCCCATATAATGTAATTGCATTCCCGCTTGAATTTTCAATTGCTAAAGCGGTTGCCAACACTTGACCATAAGATCTCAAACTAGCGACTTGGGGAGCAGCAAGGAACCACACTTTTTTATTATCCGGGTTGTTGTAGTCCAATGGCCTAATTCTGAGTGGCACAGATGTTGTGCTTGTCGAATCCGCCATACGATAAATGCTTAGATTGTTTCCCGAACCTTTTACGGCATATAAAGAACCTACAGGAATACCAGTTGTAACAAGTGCATCAAGATAGGTTGATGTTCCCCCGGTTAATGAAGTAATTGCAGTCTCATATACAATTCCGTTAGCTTGTAGCCAATCAAGAGCATCAGGCAACTCTATAGGAGTTCCTTCTGATCCCTTGTTTACATCATTGTTGATGGTTGCGGTGATTGTGTTTGTGGAATACCAAGAAGTGCCAGAATCATCTGACCATGAGACTTCAAGCATAGCATCAACAGCAGCAACATCAGGAATCACATTCCCGGAAAGGGGATCATGCCCCAACAGAAGATTCAAAGCTTCAGTATTGAACGAAGGATTAAGAACGTAATCGTTCCCGTTTATGGTGTAATCTTCAGTGAAGACAATATAATCCCCGTCATAATCGCCAGAAGCCTTGATTCCAAACTTTAAATCTCTTCCTGAAACAGCACTTAGAACGGTTGAACCGTTAGAAAACTGAATGTTTACCTGTGCTGCATCACCTCTCTTGAAGGTAGCTGAATCAACGGGTGCTCTAAAAGCTGGATCTGTAACAAAAGATTGGCTTACTGTGTCAATATACAATCGCATACTGAAGCGGGAATATCAAAACTTGACTGCATCCTTTAGATTGAGGATCTAATGATTCTTGCCCCTCTTGCTTTAGCAGGATGTATCACGCTTGTATCAGCTTGATGGGTAATAACTGTTTCTGCCATGATTGCGGTTTTCCAGTCACTCAAATAAGCTAGAGTGCTTTCAGGGGATCGGTCTAGATCACAAGACATTTCCCCGCCATTAGGAAGGATTGCAGCCATTCCCCGCTTGTTTAGTTCTGTAGCAATCTCTTCACGGCGGGAATCCGCTAGAATGAATGCTTGTGAACCATACCTTGAAGCAAGTTCTGCAAGCTCTACAGGATCGGCTTCAGGAAACCTCCAGAAGCGTGCAACAATCGCAAGGTCTATTCCCTCTCTCTCCTTGCCTGCCATTGCCTCTATAATGGTGCTGTAAGCCGTGTTTGCCTTCTCCCTGTCTCCTGCTCCCTCCCACGATTCTCCGGGAACTTTACGCTCCCATCTTGTAGAGAACCCTTTTAGGGAACTATCGACAAATTCAACACCATTGATCCCGTTGGGGAATACCTCCCAATGTTCTAGAGGAAGAATCGGGTTCACCCTCCACACAAATTGAATGCTTTCATTTCGTGAAAGGGCATTGGCAATCATTGTTACACGATTACCAATTCCAAAACCGCATCTAATAAGAGGGATCATCCTACAGGGTTCAACCATGCGGCTTCTTTTTCAATTAGAGCAGCAGGGGCACCACCCGGATCAGCTTCCCCAATAAACAGACCATTGCGCCAATAAAGCACCGATGGTGATCCTGTTTCTGTGCTAACGCCTGTTACTGTGTCTTCTTCCCACTTACGAATTGTAAGATTCAAATTGCCTCCCGAAAGTGGTTCGGGATCAATCGGAGTAAAACCGGTAATCAGACCGTCATCATACGATATGCTAAATCTTTTAACATCTGTCCAACTCTCAGTTTGATCATTACCTTTGATTTCAACAACAGACCCATCATCTTCAGTTGTGACATGAATTTGTGGGGATGATCCTCTTTCAGCAATGCGCTTCCATTTGATCGTTTCCCCTTCGTTCTCCGCTTGTGTTGCAGGTATTGGAGGAACTGCTTCAGAATCACCGGGAGTAGCAGCAGAAAGGGGCTTGATTATCGCTTCCCCTCTTCCTTCTATTTGCTCTGCTGTTCTGAATTCATAAACTGTATCAGCATCTCTAAGACCCTTATACCATTCTCTTTTTTCTCCGATATTTTCAATCTCAGCCAAGTTGGGAAGAAAGTCAATTTCTCCAACCCAAAGTTGATGTGCATAGAACTGATAATACTTGCCTCCCCCGACTGCGACGAATTCCAATCTCTTGATTCTTGCAATAGGCCAATAGTATTCACCTAGAGTGGCAACAGGTTTTGGTTGATAGTGAGTCGATTCCTTGAAGACTTTAGGATCTTCAGAACCTACTTCAGTGAAGATTTCAGCACTTGTAACCTTTCCTTTGTCATCAGTGGCAAACTTCACATAGACAACAGTATTGTCTTCGATTTCTTCGAATATCGGTGTAGGAAAACCTTCTAGCGGACCCTCTCCAGATTTCTCAACTGAATGAAGAGTATAAACTTGATCCTCAGTTGTCATTGGCAGCCAATTCTTGATGTAACCCGGAATGATCGTAAGTTTGCAGCTTGTAGGGGCTGATCCTGCTGAAAGCGTAGGGGAATCCCCATCATTGGGCCAAACTGTTACTCTAAACTGTTCTTTCGGTCCTAGAAGAATGTTCTGAGGGTGAAGGTTGAAGTGGTTGAAGAGATTGGTTTGATTCTTGGGTTCTTCATCCGATCCTCTTACTTCAAATCTTGTAAGATAGGTATGATCAGCAAGATATTCCCCTGTGTCAACCCACACAAGTTCACAAGATTTTCTATTGACTGCAAGCCATGTCGGGCTGCCTTCAGTTGGCTTGAAGAGTTTGAAAATCGGATAATTGTCCAAAGGCTTGTATGCTTTGCTAGTTTCTTCTGGCCCGTAGCAATGATAATAATCATCACCATTGACCAAGTAACCTGCTTTGATTTTGAAATAGACTGCACTAGGGTCACTTCCCCCAACTGCTTCACTATCCAGAATCTCCATCACTTCAAAAGGCTTACTCTGTCTTCCAGCGGAAGCTAGAGTTGAACCCTTGGCGTAAGGATCTCTAGAGAGAGTCTTTAGACCTGATATTAGCTGATTGTAATCAGAGACTTTCAAAGGATCTCCGATCTTCACTGTTCTAGGATTCGGGATCATAATTATTCTTCTGGTTCTTTGTATAGGTATGGATCGTTTTTACCCGGACCCGAAAGTTCCCATTCTTGCGTAATGTCATATACATCACCGCTTTCTGAGTAGTTCACTCCCATGTATAGCCAATCGCGATCATTCACAACAGGGGCACCGGGAGCATTTGTGACATATCCAACTTTGTTCAATTCGGCAGCAGTTGGACGATTATTAGAAGTGTAATTGACTCTATAGACCTGATGAGCAGCCAAGTAGCGATCAACACCTTTGTTCAAGTAGCCAATCAGCTTCTTGAGTTTATCACCTTCCAATGTTACAATTCCGAGCTTTGAATCATAAGTATTAGGTAGTAGAGTTTCAACAACCCCGTTTGTAATCTTACCTGCTACATAAAGCCCCTTCTGGAATAGTGATACAATAGTCCATTCCGCTTGTGTAAGATCCTTGAATTGCTTATGGCTTGTAATCGGTTCAAGGGAAACACCTATTGCCATTGATGAAGTCTTTGGAGTTTCTTCCTCTGGATCATCAATCCCGAAATCTGGTGAGACGGTTCCTGAATACCTACAGTTTACTGTAGCAGTGTCCCCTTCATTGTTCTTCACTTCCAACCCTACAAGACCCATGAATTCAAATCCGGGTTCTTGGCAGGGTGATTTAAGCTCAGGCTTTAGGGCGATTACATCCGCTATATTACAAGTGAATGTAACGGAACCAGTCCAAAGATTTTTATCGCTTAATGTTGCTTGGAAGTCTGGATTCCATGTAAGCCTTCCTCTAGGCAGACCAAATTTAGTTGCATCTCTACTCATCTCTACATTGAAGCAATATCAAAATATTAAGCTCCGAAAGTAGCTATAGAAGGAATGCTTGTTGGAGTGTTTTGATTCTTTCCTAGAAGATCCCTGATTTGATTAAGGATTCGGTTTGTTTCCTTCTGTTCCGATAATCCGGGATTGCCAGTGAAGATTCCAGCTCTCCCTGTTCTTTGCTTCTCTGTGAGATTTTCTTGATTGTTTCGCGCTCCCAAGTTTCCAAGAGACTGCATCAACCCTGCGAATATATCTGTTGGGTTCTGTTTGGTTTTAGGCTTGAAGTTTGCAATCAAATCTTGTGCGGAAGTGAACTTCGCCTTTATAGCGTCTTCCGTAACTTTCGAAATCTTGGCATAGTATGCCGCAATCGCTTCATGCATCTTTCCGATCTGTTCTCCCACATCAACAGGAATGTATTCAGAAGGCTTGTCCCCCGTTAGTCGATTCTTCAGGGTATTGAGCCTGTCTTCTTCTTCTTGGGTTCTTGTGTAGTCCTTCCCTGAATCAATCTTGCCATCCTTTGCACCAGTTCCGAAAGCAACATAACCAACAGTTGTTGCGACTGCGTTTGCAACATTTGCCATATCTGAAGCTTTTGCCAACATTGGGTTAGCTTTCTTTATAGCTTCAACAAGTGCATTAGCAAAGAATGTAGCAACCTCCTTCATCCCGTTGATCAGGATAGGCTTCACATTGAGCCAACCCATTTCAATTGCATCAGAGAAAGTATCGTAAAGTTCGCCTAGGTTCTTGGCTTCAGTCATTGTCTCCACAATGTCCCCAAGGGTATTCAATATCCCGCCAAGCTCTTTCCCTGCATTCGAGAGATCCAAGTTTAACAACCAGTCAGCAGCATTCTGCAAACGTGCTATGTTCTGTCCTAGGGCTTGAGCAAAGAACTGAATGATCTTCGTTCCAACAGTATCTAAAGCATCTCCAATCGCTGCGAATCTTGAAGCATAGGTATTCATGGAATCAGCAAGTCCCCCAACGGAAGCTTTGGCTTCATTCATCGCGTTTCTGTTGTTGAACAGAACTAGAAGGTTGTTGCCTGCTGATTTACCAAAGAGGATTTGTGATGCACTTGCACGATCAGTGGCAGAACTCAAGTTACTGATGGCATTGCCTACAACTTGAAACCTCTCCCCGATTGGAAGCTTTTGGACTTCCGCCATGGAAAGCCCTAGAGATTTCATCGTTTCAAGAATCTTAGGAGTAGGAGAATCAAGCTTTGCAGAAAGACCGTTTACAATCTTTCCTAAGTCTGCTCCCTCCATTCCTGCAAGTTTGAAAGCTTCCTTTAGAATCACAAGATCCCTTACGGCAATCCCGGTCTTGGAAGACATATCATCAAGTTCTCCACCTAGATCGATTGTATCCTTGATTCCTTTTGTTGCTAGGGAGATTCCCCCTAGAACTGCAACAAGACCGATCAATGGGGCCATCATCCCCGTAATTGCGGTTGTGACTCCCTTAGCAACTCCAGAAACCCCTTTAAGGTTACTCTGGAGTTTATCAATACCCTTGTTTGCACTAGCGGTATTTGCTGCTACATCAATCTTCAAAGTTGCCATACTAATACTTGATTATCAAAACTTACATGCTTTCAAAGAGTTCATATAGCTCCTTCTTCTCTTCCTCATTAGTGATGTAATGAGTTTCACAATCATAGCTTCTTAGTAGAGCGTGCTTATAGCTCCACAATCTTCCTAGAGGCATGTCTAGAATTTCGTCTTCCTTCCATCCCGTTTCCTTGGCAATGGAGAATACTAGACCTGCAACCCAATGAGGTTCCGCGCAGCTTACGTTTTTTTTTCTGCTGTGGATTTCACATCAACAACAGCAGCAGAAGCGTCTTCACTTTGAGCTTCCACCAGTTCCGCTAGATCCTGCAAATCATCAGCCGTAAAGCTGTCTGCATACTCCATGATGGTTTCATCCCAAGTCCCTTCATTGATTGCCTTCAGAACGTCTCTAGACTCCTTAGAAGCGATAAAGAGGAAGTCTAGCAACCCTCTAAGCTGATCCCCTCCAACGTAGAAAGGGGATTTCACCTTTTCCAGTAGAAGAAGGATTCTTGCAGACATTGGCTTAAACTTGATTCCCTTGAACTCGAATCCATCGTTTAGGATTCCGCTTATAATTTGATTCTCTCTCTTGCTCATGTTCTTAGATTTGGGAAAGAATTGCCTTCTTGGTTTCTTCTGATGCATTCTTAGAAAGAACTGCTTTCTTGCCGTTCTTTTCGATTACAACCAGTTCACTTGACTGATTCACCACATCCAACAATCCATTGCGGTTTGTGTAAGCACATTTCATATATGCTAGGGGATGTTCGGGATTTTGAACGTGGAAGTTTTCATCACTCCAAGCTCTCATCATTTCAAGGGTCTTATACATTCCACAAGTGGATTCTTCTTTTAGGAAGAACTTGTATTGCTCACCTCTTACAGTCTTCACCTTAATGAAGGGTTCATCACAAAATGGAATTCCAAGTGCCAACAGCACCGATACAAGTGCCAAATCATTAATCTCTATGTAACTTTCTCTAGTCATCTCCCAATTGCAGGGGTATCAAAAAAAGAAACCCGGTTGAATAAATCGACCGGGTTTCAATGATGCCTTCCACGAATGAGAAGGATTATGCTGTGATGTTAGGGTAGAACACTACGTCTAATGAGATCCCGGCGTATTCCTCAATTCCATAATCTAGAGTGATGGTTTCCACGATGGCTAAACCACCGGAAGTTCCACCCTTTAGGTATGAAGAGAGAGGATTTGCTAGAGTAAGAGAAGAAGCGATTGTTCCAGAGAAAGGAGAAGTCTTTGGAACTTTACCCTTCAAGGAAACCTTCACTTGCTCATCGTAGTAAGTGATCCCACTTGTATTGCCTGTTCTGTCCTTCACCATCTTATTAGATGATGCATAACTTTGTGAAATTGATTCAATGATGAATCCGGTTTGATCTGCTCCGATTCCGAATCTACCATCGCCAAAAGATGTTGCTGTTGCTGCCATATTATATTAAATGTTTGAATTGTTGTTTTTGGATGATGTTCATCCGCGAATCTCTATAATTAGATTTATATCAAAATCCCCTTAGTCCTTAGCCGCGCAAAAGGCATCAAACTCCACTTGAACCATTGTAGAAGTTCCTTCTGTTTCTCTGGCTACTCCCCTGATGAATAGACCGTTTAAGCAGAATCCCGATAATGGCCTAGAATCGGTCCCTGAGAGGGGTTTGTTCAATGCCGTGAACAAAGCAGCCGAATCTTCTAGAGAATCGACTACAGAGGCTCCTAGGGCATCTGCTGTGTCATTGTCTGGATCTTCGTAGCCTTGAACCAGAACCGTAGCGAATCCTTTGACCGTGTAATGGCCATGGCAACCGGGAAAGGAAGTCTCTTCTGAGGAGTAGCCTACCGCAATTGAAGGAAGTTCTTGTTCTGTGTTATTGTCGAAAGTGACAACGGGAACGGTGATTGAAGAAAGACCGTCAAAGTAGTTCTTGAGGTTTCTAGTAAGTTTCTTTCCAAGCATATAAATGCCTAGGTATCAAAACTTAGAACTTCTCACCTAATGCCTGCAATTGCTTCTTCAGCTTCCTGATTTGATTGTTGTAAGCGTTCTTGATCGCAGCTTGAGCTTGTGAATCAGACATTACATTACTTGCATACCTCACATGATTGATGAGAGTAACAACAGTTTTATAGCCATTCCTTAGAATCTTTGAACTTCCTAGAGGAATTGCATTCTGTAGCCATTTCGGAACCCTTCTTTTCCATCCTAGGGATTCTCCTGCTTTCATAAATCCTGCTTTCACTAAACCTGCTCTTGGCGCTAGCTTGTCCTTCAAGGATTTGATTTGTCCTTCATTGGTCAAGTTCATTGGCTTGTCTGTATCCACCCTTCCCTTCTGGTTTCTGATCGATTGTAGGTAATCCCCTGAGTCTGTTGCTTCAACTGCTGTGTAGTTGCTTAGAACTTTATCAACAATCCTTTCAGCCGCTCTTAGATCGTTTGCTTCAACTGCTTTCATGTAAGCGGCTGCAAGCTTGGGATTCTTCAGCTTAATATCTGCATACGTGGTTCCCGTTGTTTTGTAGGCTTTGGAAACGTCCTTATAAATTGCCTTGTGTAGAATCTCCTTTGATTTGTTGGAAACTCCAAACGGTTGAACCCTGTAGGCAAGCTGATAGGCTGCTGATTGCCCTAGCTCAATCACGCTTTCTTCTACGCTCTTGTTCAAGGCTTTTGAGAACTTCTCTAGAGAACGTTCAACGTCCCTGTAATCGACTGTGATCTTTAGCATTATAGTTTATCCACTGAAATCAAATCTAGATGGGTCACTGTGACTCCATACCTTACTTTGATGACTCTCCATTGAAGGGAATCCATCACTACAATCTTCCCCTTCAATGCCCTAGGGCTGCTTAGGTTCTTGGTTGCTACTACAATCGTGGCTTCATTGTCAGGTTCATAGCCTCCTAGAGTCTTATTGTCTCTGTGTGTCGATTGGTTGAAGACTGCTTCAACATCAGTTCCATTGATGGAAACTGTGATCTTGGGAAGAATGTTGAACCCTTGTAGAAGGTATGAAGAAAGATCCATACTGAAGCGGGATTATCAAAATCGGGAAAAGGAAAACCCTCATCGGAACCTAATCCAATGAGGGTTTTCAGAGTTTTTAGTTAGTAAGCTTAGTTAGCTCCAGTAACCAACTTGAGAGCGTTTGTGTCTCCGACTTGCGCACCGAATAGAACATCGAACGATGCCCACGTTTGACGAGTCTTAGCAGATGCCCACGTATTAAGTTGAACGGAGATACCCAATCCCGGAACTTCCATCACTTCGCTAGATGTTAGCATGTCCTTCACTTCTGGAGTGTAATCAGGAATTGCAGCAGCCATCACGATTCCGCTCTTAGCAGAAGCGAATCCAACCACACCCGATTCAGCAGAGGCAAAGCCATTGCTGGAGTGATCTAGTCTGTCGAATCCTAGGACTGACAAGCCAAGAGCAGGGTTGAACGATTGAAGATCAGCAGGAAGGAAAGCTGCATACTTGCTATCCTTAAGAACAGCAACCTTGTAGTCTCCCGGAACAGCAGCCCAAAGAGCTTTGAGATTTGCTGATGTCATATCACCTGTAACAGAAGCAACTGCGGAAACGTAGTTTGTTTGTGTTAGAAGGGCAAAGACCTTTGCTTCAATTGCATTTGCAACAATTGTCATTGCTGTATCAGCCAAGCTTTCCAAACGAGTTCCAGAACCGTAGTCGGCGGAAGTAATATAGAAAGATCTGCTGATGTGATCCATAGTGATGACTCTGTTGATGGAGCCTGTATCACCTGTTTCAAAGTCAGTTGGGTTTGTTTGAACAGCAGAACCACCGCTAACGAACGGAACGCTGATGCTTCTAGAACGCTGATCTCTGACATCATCAGAGAAATCAGTTGTGAATGCTCCCAAGAAAGGAAGCTTGCCTTGTAGTTTTGAGATACCTCTAGTTAGAAGAATCTTATTAACCAATGTAGAATCGAGAGAATTACTCATAATATTTGTTTATTTGAAATTAGGTTGTGATGCCACTTGCACCGCTTTCCTATCAATTCCATTTATATCAAAATATTACGTTTCTTGCTCTAATTGCTCATATGCTTTTGCTAGCTTGGAAGGCTCAATAGCACCTAAAACCTTTTCAGGAAGTTCAGTCCAATGTGTGATTTCAGGATGCTTGAATTTAAGCGATCCACTTTTAGCCGCATTAATCTTCTTGGGTATTACCTGCATGTTTAGATGCCAATGGGGACCACCTTTTGATAAAGGAAAAATGTGATCCACATCATATCGATTTCCTGTTTGCTTGCCCAAATCGTATGCTTGATTATATAGCTCTCGTTCAAGGTTTACATCATGTAACGGATGCACGTTTTCACTTTTGGATTGCAAGTATTGTCGGTTGCTTGCTAACCGCATTGAGCGAGTGACGCTATTCTCTTTGTATTTCCTAGCTCGGTTGGCATTATAGACACCCTTCTTTGCTTCATACTTCTCCTTAATCCATGCCTTGTTCTTTATACGGTAATTCTCTTCCTTGCTCTTAGCCTTTTCGATATTGGCAAGCCTTCTTTCCGCCGCAACTTTGCTGTATCTCTCCTTATTTCGATAATACAGTTCAAGGCATATTTCTCTTCTGCAAGTAAAGCATCGGGTATTCAGCCCGTCCTTGATATTCTTGGCTTTTCCGAATTCATCAATCGGTTTCTCTATTTCACACTTGGTGCATACTTTTGTTATAATGTCTTCCACTCACATACTTAGTCTGTCCAAGGTATTTGCAAGTGGTTCACAAAAAGAAACCCTGTTGGATTGCTCCAACAGGGTTTAACTTTATGATGTTATTTGTTCGGATTATCGCTTCAAAATTGCTTTGATGTCCTTCTTGTGTGCTTCGTAGAAGTCTAATGCTTCTTTGCCTTTTAGTGCTTTAAATCTAGTTACTAGATCTTGTTCTTCTTCTTGGTCTTCTGTTTCCAGAATTTCAATTTGAGGGTGTCCTACTCCTGCAAGGATCTCCACCGCTTTCATGCTGGCTAGATCATCATTTGCAATTGCTTCTTGGGTCACTTCAACAACTTCTTCAGTGGCTTCAACAACCTCTAGTTTCAGTTCTTCGTTTTCCTTCGAAACTCTTTCGAATTCCTCTTTATAAGTGGTTGCCTGTTCTGAAAGCGTCTTGAACTGCTCTTGCAGTGTCGCATATTCAGTATTAAGATTTTCGAAGGTCTGGTTTAGAGCTTCAAAATCAGATTGCAAAGCTTTCAAAGCTTCCTCACTACCGTTGATTTTTGATTTGAAAAGATTCATACTTCTATATTATCGGGTGTATCAATTTCCTCTGATTCGTTCGGAACTACTTCAATCAGTTCTAGGGTTCTTTGGATTGCCATTTCTACCCCTCCAATTTCATCCACAAGCCCTGCTTCGACTCCTTGCGCTCCATTATACCAAGCAGCCGTGAAAACGTCTTCAGAGACGCTTCTATTGGCTTTAACGTGGTTCTGGAATTCTTCCCCCGCTTTGTTGATCCCTGCTTGCAGGTAATCGATCTGTTCTTGGGTAAGGGAATCAGTGTGCCCAATACTCTTGTAAATTGCTCCTTCATTGTAGAAGGCAATATATTGGACTCCGATTCTCTGCATCATTTCTGAAGTATCAGCATAAACGGCAATGGTTCCAATGTTCCCCACTTGGGAAGACTTGGTTGCTATGATGTAGGTTGATCCTGATGCAAGCTTGTAAGCAGCAGAGCAGCAGATTCCATCAACGTGAGTGACTACAGGAACAGGAAGATTCTGAATGAATTCGGAAGTCTCCATACATCCTAAAACGTAGCCTCCCCCGGAATTGACATGCAAGAGGATTGCTTTAGCTCCCTGATCGATCATTGATTGAATGTCGGCTTCAACGTCCTTGTAATCTGTATTGCCTAATGCCTTGTCGATTGGAGCAGCATCAAAGATCAACATACCGTAAACGAAAACATGGCCAATCCCATTTTCTAGTTTAGCCTCTTTTCTTTTGTTTACGAAGAATGATAGATCAAACCCGGATTCCGCTTTTGTGCGGTTTGCCTTGTAGGTTTCTAATGCGTCTTCAGTTGTGTAAAATAGTTTCATATTATGCTGCTTCTTGTTCTGGAGCTTCCCCGGTCTTCTGATATTGTGCGGGATTTGTAAGTCTCATGTTAAGCGGATCAATTATAACATTGTATTGCTTTTCAACTTCTTCCCTGATGAGTTGTGCTTGCGCTTCCTCTGTTGCTCTCTGGTAAAGATGATCATCAAGGCTCTTGCCTTGTTCTTCTAGAATGTCAGTAAGGTTTCTAAGACCTAGCTTGTATTCCTCGCGGATTGCACTGGAGTCTTTCCCGAAATCAATTGAGAGAGCAGGAGGGGTAGAGAATCCCCACTTGTAGAAATCAGGATCAAACTCTAGCAAGCCGTTCTTGATCGCTTTAGAAAGCGCGTAGTTGATGATTCGAAGTGCAACAGGCTTCAAGAGGGATTGCCTGTCTTCACAAGCTTTCTGTCCCTGTCTCAAGGCTACTCTGTCGGCTGTTCCGTTTCCTTGTGCTGCATCAAGCAACACTTTAGGCCAACCCGTTCCAACTAGGGCAATACGCTCTAGTCTTTCGTGGAATGCTTGATACTCCGCTGAAGGTCTGTTGTTGGATACTGGTTCAAGCTTTGAACCGTCTCCACTCTTGAAGAACTTGATTGTTCCATCGTCAAAGACTTCGCAAGTAGGCTTGCCATCTGGTGAAGTGTAATAGTAGGAATCAACTGCATTAAAATCATCCGGTCCTCCAAATGGATTATGTTCTACAAACGCAATGGAAGCTAATAGCAATTGTGCCATCATTTCCTTGTCTGTTGAATCCGCCATATCTTTGAATTGATTGATGGCATGGGAGAACAAACCTAAACCTCTGGATTGCTCGAAGTATTCAGGATCAAAAATGTGGATCATGTCCAAAGCTGAAACGTCTTTGTCATCAGCTTCAGTTTCTCCTAGAACCCTGTATGCGACTGGTTGCCCCGTTTTGGCAGTGATGATCCCCTTTCGAATCTTCAAGCCCTTGTAGGTGCCTTCTGTGACTCTCTTGGCATCATTCCTTTGCCCGATCTGATGGGAAGGGACACATTGAATCTTTGGATACCCGCTTTTGGTTTCCGTAAGCATGATGAATGCATCTCCATCACGATCAACCGTAACGGATGTTAAGTATAAAACTGTTTGGAAATCAAAGTTGTTTACAGAACAAATCTGATACCACTTCGAAAGCCAGTCTGTAGCAAGGGACTTCCAATTTTTATTAGTGCCTAGGAACCTTGGCAAGAATGCTTGTCCTACTGAATAGGTTGCCTTCTGTTGGATTGCACCTTTTACAATCCCGTGATTTGCATACAGCCTTCTAGATCCCGATTGAACGGTTTTATAATCTAGGTCTGAAATGAGTTCATCGAAATCCTTAGCAACATTGGTTTGCCACTTGCGGTTTACTCTACGTCTAGAAGAGTCTAAAAGTTTGTGTTGATCTAGTTCTGACATGATTAGCGGACCCTCCCTGTGATTTTAGAAACTGCTGGAGTGTCAATGTATTGAATCGCCAAGGTGAGAACGTTTAACCATTCGGCATTAGTCATTCCTGAAGACATGAAGGAAACGTTGATTCCGTTCCCGGCTGTTGATTGGATTGCAGCCCCTTTGCCTGATGCAATCGAAAGAATCGCTTCATCAAGCCATTCTTCTAGTTGATCCCTGTTCTCAGTCGATTTAGCTCCCCATCTTGCAAGGGATCTAGCTAGCATAACATCCATAAACTTCTGAGAGTATCAAAAGATTTTAGTCATCAGGGAGGATTTCAGGGTAACACCTATGCATCATTGCCCCCACTAGGGACATTGCTTCTGTATCGGTTGCGTGGTTGTTGTCTCCCCTCTTCTTATAGGTAAGCTTTCCATCTTTGCCAATGACCTTCACTTCAGAATTGATCTGAATCTTGTAGTCTTCACAAATATCAATGGGAACTTCCCACACTGCTCCCCCTCCTGATTTCAGAATAAAGAGAATATCTTTGATCCCCATGGAAGAGTAATGAGTGATGCAAGCATTCCCGTTAGCTGTCTGAAAGTTCTTTGGAGCATCATACAACCTTCTGAAAGTCTTGTTCGTCTTCTTGTTCTTGATGCTGTAGCTAGATTCCGGTCTTCCGTTCAATCCTAGAAACTTGTGCTTTGCAATGAAGCTCTTAACTTCTTCAACTCTATAAGCAGAGTCAATGAAGACACAGTTACTTTGTATTTCGTTCTGTTCTACGATTCTGGCTAGGTCTGAGAATGAGACTACTTTTCCAAAGTTTAGCAATCGGCTTTCTCCTGATCTTGACCAAGTTCTAATCTGCCACCATATATCAACCTTTTGAACGTCTGCTGAAAGAATGGTAACATCCCACTTCTTAGAATCTGCAATTTTATAATCTGAAAGTGAAACAGGCTTGTCTTCCAAATGCTCCATCTCATCCCAAGGTCTAGCCAGTCTCTTTTGATTGAACTGTTTCAGGAAGTTTAGATTCCCTTTCTTGGCTGCTGAATTGGCTTTGAGGAATTCAATCACAAGTTCCTTCCAAGTGATCCACCACACATTTAAAGCCGTGTAGTGATACCCGTAATGCCCCATGATCGGGTTTGTAGAATCTCCTTCCACATACTTCCCCGATTCGCTCATTTCGCGTCTGGTTGCCTGCTTGTCTTCGAATATATGGCCACAAGGGCATTCATAATGTGCATCAATGGTTTCCCATATTACTTGACCTTCCACTTCTTCCTTAGTCCATTTTAGATTCTTGAAATCATAAGGATGAAACTCACCACATTTAGGGCACTTGTAAGCGTATTCAAACTTGTAGCATTCATTCCATGCTTCATCTAGATCATCCCCCACAAAACCCGCTTGTGATACCATTGTGCATTTAGCTCCAAATCGATTGTGCAAGCGTGCTTTCGCTTCTCTAATCAATCCCTGCTTCATCATCCAGCACTCATCAAGAAACTGATTTGTTACAGACTTCATCTGTAGGTTAGAAGTATTTGCACCTTCAACCCAAAGATTCATGTGAGTAAATTGTATAATGTCCTTCTTGATTGCGTTCTTGGAAGCAGGCCAAAACCCATCAATCAGCTTGCAGTTCTTCAAAGCTGGCTTCAAACCTGTCTCAAAGAATTGTTGTGCATCTGCATCAGATCCAACGGCAAACTGAGTAGGAGCAGGATTTTCAGCAATGATGTAGGTTCCCGCAATTTCCAGAATGGTTGATTTGCCTGATCCAGTGGGAGCCAACAGCACCACTTCAGAAGCTTCATTGCCAACCACCTTCTCTAGAGGATCGATCAACCAAGGAGTCTGTCTAAGGTCTGCATTCTGGCTTCTGGAGCTTCTTTGAGTCCTTACATGCTTTGCAGCCCAATCAACAATTGAAAGCCTGTCTTGAGGTCTTACAGCGTTTGCAAAGGCCAATCTCAATTGATCTCCCTTGCTCATCCTTCTTCATCCTCCCTCTCATCATCCTTCTGAATGGTGATTGAATCAGCATCAACTTCTTTGACTGAGAAGGTTGTATAAAGGTCTGCAAAGATCTCATCAAACTTCTCTCTTAGAATCGGGATCATTTCCAATCCGTTCAACCCTTCCAACTTGGGAGGCAATTCTGCAATCAGCCGGTTGAACCTGAGCTTTGTTTGCGCTCCAACTGAAACAAAGATTTCTTGAGCTTCCTTTAGCGGGATTAGATTTGCCTTCAGCTTCTCCTTCTTGAGTCTTTCAATCTCCTTCTGTTCCCCCTTCATGTCAGCATCATTCGACATTTTGCGGGCACGATGAAGTTTGTAGGATTGATCAATTTCCTCTGTATCAGTAGGATCTTTGATTGTGAATGTTTCTTTTTTCTTCCTCATTTAATCTCCAAATTCTGGAGGTATCAAAAGTTCAATTTTCCCTAATATGTTGAAATTGGTAGATAGACAACTTTCCTCTGCATCCTCATTCTCAAAGAGATTCCTTGATCCCCCCTCATGCTATAAAGCTTTTGCTTCTGGTTCTTCCTACTAGATCCCTTGGGA